CCTTTCCTTTTATCAGTTCTAACAACGGGCTTTTTAGCAGTTGCTTTAAGGATTTGTCCGTAGGTTGTATCATCTTTTATTTCATTGCCAGTAATGATAAATTTTCTAACTTTACTGACTACAACCGCTTCAGACTTTGACAATGTTAGAGCGCCAGTCCTGTTAAGTTTATCCCCATTCTTGCATCTAATATAGATGTTTTCCTTTAGGAATAAACTTTTCTTTTTACGTCCGAATTCGTCTGAATCCGAGCCGTTAAAAGGGATAAAAACTTTTATGATTTTATCCAGTTTACCAGCGATATTAACGCTCTGAATCTCTTGCGCTGTAACACTTTTGCGCAAGTCCTGTAACATAGATTTTAGAGTAATTTTACTCATAATTGTAACTCCTATATGGTTTAAAAACGAACGTGAAAAACCCTATGCAAATAAGATAATTCTTCATGCATATTCCACGCTCTAATTGTTAAAGAATAACCCGCTATTTTTTGGAATTAATACCCTATTAATTTCGGGTTCGTCCTAAGTGTTGCCGGACTATTAATACCCTAGCACATAAGGGTTTTAAAGTCAATAGGGTTTTCAAGTATTTAATGAAAAAAGTTGTGCTACGCTCTGAGATTAATACCCTATTAATTTCAGGTTCGATGATGATAGTGTTAACAGTAGCAATATTCGACATTGTTAGCGCTTTCAAGGGCTTGCAAATATCGAGCCAATAACAGAAGAATAAATTACAGGTATTTTTTAACTAATCTCAGCGCTGTTAACCTGATATCCCGCGCCGTTTATGTAATTTTTAACTAAATCTCTTTAAAAGACCGTGCGAAACATCTACCGTGCGACTATCTACCACCCGTAGGCATGAGCCACCCCGCCCCACTCGTATAGTTATAGCAATCTCGCACATTTTGTGTAAAAAATAGCTGTTAACCAGACTTGACAAATTCGGAAATCTAGTGTATAATAGTAATATTTAATACAGGAATAAGAACATGCCTCTTCCAGAGATAGTAAAGACAGACGGACGTAACTATACGCCAAAACAGCAAGCATTTCTAGACGCTTTATACATAAACTCTGATGGTGATATAAATCAGGCTATGGTAACTGCGGGATATAAGGAAGGCGCGGGTTCTACGGCACTAGTCAAGTCATTAAAGACAGAGATTCTAGAGATAGCTAACTTGATATTGACACGAAACGCTCCGAGAGCTGCTAATAAGCTAGTGAACATCATGAATAGTGATGCGCCGATACCTCAAGCTAACCAAAAGTTGAATGCCGCGCAGAGTTTATTGGATAGAGTCGGCATTGTTAAAGAAAATAAACTACAAGTAGACCATAATGTTACCGGAGGCATCTTTGTTATGCCTGCAAAAGAAGAATTAACTATAGATGCGGAAGATGCAGAGGTAATAAATGAGTAGTCTACTAGAAAAAGAAGTTAAATTAATTAAAAAGAGAGGTCCTACCATACCTTTTGGATATAAAGTTGCTGAAAAGAACAAGGGATACTTTGAACCAATACAATCAGAACTAGAATCCTTAGACTTAATGGTGAATTATGTACAAGGTAAAGGATTATCTCTACGGGAAGCATGTGATTGGTTATATTACAAAACAGATAGAAAAATATCCCCCGCCGGGCTCTCTAAAATAATAAAAACAAGATACTAGCTGCGGAACACCAAATATATTTTCTAAAACCTCTTGACAATTCCTAAAATATAGTGTATAATATTCTTATAGAATATCTTTAAGAGCTACTATTAAAAATATCTTATAAGTATTTTTATTATATATTATTTTATTTATTATTATAGATATTATTTAAATGACAAAAGAACTAAAGTATATAACTCTTGATGAATTCTCTAAGCTCTATCCTGATTTAGTGTTAGACCAGTACGATGTTACTGGAAACTATGTAAAACTTAAAGTAGATGGTACTCCTGCAAAGAAGAGAGGATTTAAGAAGGGTGGTGTTAGAAGATACAGTACAATAAAAGCTACAGTAAAAAAACATAAAGAAACTAGAAAGAGAGTAGGTAAAGAAAAAAAGAAAGCTACTAGAGCAGTAAAAGAAGTAGCAAAGAAATCCACTAAGAGTATTATATCTGCTGATGTTATAAAAGGTGCGAACCTTGCAGGTAAAACAATACTATTTAAACCGAATCCCGGACCTCAAACAGATTTCTTAGCCGCCCCTGAGAAAGATGTACTATATGGGGGAGCTGCGGGAGGAGGTAAATCATATGCTATGTTAGTTGACCCGCTGCGTTTTGCACATAAAGCGGAACATAGAGCATTGATATTAAGACGTTCCATGCCAGAACTTAGAGAACTCATAGATAAAAGTAGAGAACTCTATCCTAAAGCATTTTCTGGTGTTAAGTTTAGAGAGGTGGATAAGATATGGAAGTTTCCTTCTGGTGCTACCATTCAGTTTTCTTTCCTAGAGAAAGATGCAGATGTTTACAGATTCCAAGGACAAGCATATAGCTGGATAGGTTTTGATGAGATAACTCACCTACCCACCGAGTTTGCTTGGAACTATCTTGCTTCCCGTTTAAGAACAACCAATCCAGAAATAACAACCTATATGCGCTGTACAGCTAACCCCGGTGGTGCTGGTGCAGCTTGGGTAAAGAAAAGATATATAGAACCTACACCACCTAATGAAACCTTTTTAGGTAATGACGGTGTTGTTAGAAAATTCATCCCTGCTCTTCTTGCGGATAATCCTTATCTAGCTAATACAGATTACCTAAAGATGTTGGAGTCACTTCCTCCAGTTCAAAGGAGACAGCTCCTAGAAGGTAACTGGGATATTAACGAAGGTTGCGCATTTGTAGAATTTGACACAGAAAAGCATATTATTCCTCCTTTTGATATACCTCCTAGTTGGTCAAGACTTAAAGGTGTTGACTACGGCTATGCTGCAGAGTCTGCTGTAATATGGGCTGCGGTAGACCCAGAGGATGATACACTCATCATATATAGAGAACTATATCAAAAAGGATTGACTGGTGAAGACTTAGCAGAACGCATTACAATCTATGAAGAAGGCGATGCATATTCTATTTCTGGAGTTCTGGATACCGCAGCTTGGAATAGAACTGGCTATACTGGTCCAACTATAGGTGAGATACTAGTAAGAGCAGGACATAAACTAAGACCAGCAGATAAGAATAGATTAGCGGGTAAGATACAAATACATGAAAGATTAAAGCCCAATAAGATAGACGGTAGACCTAAGATGCAGATATTCAATACCTGTCCAAATCTTATCAGAGAATTACAAACCATTCCGGTTGACAAGAATAGACCGGAAGATGTTGATACAAAAGCTCCAGACCATGCTTATGATGCCCTCAGATACCTCATAATGTCCCGTCCTAGAGCCTCAGTTCATGATGAAATGTTTCAATTTAAACAGAATTTAGATACACATCAGATGTCAGATGAAGTGTTTGGCTACTAAATAGAAACTTTTTTCTATAAAACCCTTGACAAAAGTAAAAATATACTGTATAATATATAGTTATTGTTTATATTAAGTTGAAAAGCATATGGCTGACGAGAAAATGAAGTTCGGTATAAACGAATCTGCACAGCCTTTTGTTTCAGCGGATGAACTTGTCACACCTGAAATAGAAACAGATGTAGAGAATCAAGTATTTATTTCTAGGCTCGCGGGCTTGGTGGAAGAAAGATTTGATGCTGCTGAAAGGGGCAAGCAAGATGACGAGAAGAGATGGTTAGAAAGTTATCATAACTATCGCGGCATTTATAATAAGAATGTACGCTTTAAGGAAAATGAAAAGTCTAAAGTTTTCATTAAGGTAACAAAAACAAAAACCCTCGCAGCATATGGACAGTTAGTAGATGTTGTTTTCTCAGGCGCTAAGTTTCCTTTGCAAATTCAAGAGACATTAACACCAGAAGGAATCTCGGAATTTGCACATTTAAATCCATTAAAAGACCAGATGGGCAGTCCGATGGATGTAGGTCCAGAGTTAGAAGGCAATTTGGATTATGTGCCCGGTGCTGGAATAACAGACGATAATGTAGGCAATTTTGACCCGCTTGATGTAGGATTTGCTGGAGATGGAAAAGACTTAAAACCCGGCGCTGTTCAATCTGATGAAGATAAATTCTTAGGTGGTTTAGAAGAAGAGTATACTAATGACAGCGGAGAGGTTGTATTAACAGAAGGTTTAGCGCGCTCTCCTGAGATGGTTCAAATAAAGCCAGCTCAAATAGCTGCAAGACGAATGGAGAAGTTAATTCATGACCAGATT